GAGCGATGATGCGCCGGGCGAACAGCCCGAAGGCGAATATGAGGGCGCGCAAGTTGAGTCCGAATACGAGCCGACCGACGACAGCGAAGAAGCTGGAGAAGGTGATTACGAAGAGCAACCCGACGAGGATCCTCGCTACACCGTCAAGGTGAACGGCGAGGAGGTTGAGGTCACGCTTGACGAATTGCTTTCAGGCTATTCGAGGCAGTCGGACTACACAAGGAAGTCTCAGGAACTGGCCGAGCAGCGAAAAGCTGTGCAGTCGCTGGAACAAGAGATTTCCGCAGAACGTGAGCAGTATGCTCAACTCTTGCCTGCCATGCGGCAGCAGCTAGAGCAGCAGATGCAAGCGGAACCCGATTGGGACAGTCTTTACGAAAAGAATCCCATCGAAGCGACGAAGCTGGAGCGCCAGTGGCGCAAAGGCAAGGAGCAGCGTGAGGCTCAAATTCGGGCTGTCGAAGCGGAACAACAGCGCCTGGCGCAAGTTCGGCAACGCCAGTTGGATGAGCAGGTTCAGAAGCAAGTTCAGGCTGAACAGGCTCGTTTGCCCGAGATGATCCCCGAGTGGCGCAATGCTGATGTTGCGCAGCGAGAGGCAAAGGAAATCCGTGATTTTCTTCTCTCCAAGGGGTTCAGCGAGCAGGATGTCAACGGCATCACCCACGCTGGGGTAGTCGCGATGGCGCGCAACGCCATGCTTTTTGAGCGGGGCAAGGAGAAGATCTCGCAAGCCAAAGGCGAGCGGAAAGCATCTGGCCCGAAGCCCATGAAAGCAGGTTCCAAGGGGACACAGCCCCGCAAGCGTTCTGATGTGGAGAAGGCGCAAAACCGTCTCCGTCAATCTGGCCGTGTCGCTGACGCGGCCTCTGTCATCAAGAATCTGCTTTGAGGAGCAACCCAAATGGCTATCGTATCTAATACCTTCACCACCTTCGACGCGAAGGGTATCCGTGAAGAACTGGCGAACACCATCGCCAACATCTCGCCCGAAGAAACCCCGTTCCAGTCGAACGTGGGTTCCGAGTCCGTGTCCAACACGTTCTTTGAGTGGCAGACCGACTCGCTGGCATCGACCGCAACCACTGCCGTCATCAACGGTGACGACGTGGCTTCGTTTGAGTCCACTGCGGCAACCACACGCCTGGGCAACTACACGCACATCCGTCGTCGCACCTACGTCATTGCTGACAACCTTGCCTTTGTGGACAAGGCTGGCCGCGCTGACGAGGTCGCTTACCAAGTCGCCAAACGCGGCAAGGAACTGAAGCGCGACATCGAAGCTGTCCTGTTGGACAACAACGCTCGCGTTGCTGGCAACACCTCGACCGCACCCGAGACGGCGGGTCTTCCTTCGTGGATCGCATCGAACATCAGCGAAGCTGGTGACGCGACTGCGGCCACGGGTGATGGCACCGACGCTCGCACTGACGGCACGGCCCGCGCCTTCACCGAAGCGATGCTCAAGGATGTGATGTCGCAGACGTGGACTGCTGGTGGCAACCCGTCGATCCTCATGGTCGGCGCGTTCAACAAGCAGGCGGTGTCGGCGTTTGCGGGCATTGCGGCACAGCGCTACATGGCCCCCTCGGACAGCCCCACCACGATCATCGGTGCGGCTGACGTGTACATGTCCGACTTCGGCACCCTGACCGTGGTTCCCAACCGCTTCCAGCGCGCCTCGGACGCCTTCGTGCTTGACCCTGAATACGCCTCGGTCTGCTACCTGCGCCCGATCCAGCAGGTGGAACTGGCCAAGACTGGTGACGCAGAGAAGGGCATGATGCTTGCCGAGTTCGGCCTGAAGGTGTCGAATGAAGAAGCGCATGGCGCGGTCTACGACCTCACCTCGTCGTAATTGGTTTGGGGCGGGTTTCGGCTCGCCCCATAACTTTCTTCGGAGAGATCATGGGCAAACGCTTTTTCGACGCTGATCCGGCCACGGGGATTACGCGCTACTGGCACGTCAAGGACAATGGCGAGTACGCCATTGAAACCGAGCAGCGGCTTAATGTTGATGATAGCAACACGCGCCAGCGGAACATGACGGACAAGCGCACCGCGTGGGGTGATGTGAATAAGGTCGCATCCATTCCGCTTTCGGTGTATTATAGCCTCAAGCGAGAGGGTATTGCGGACGATCCGAAAGCCCTAAAGAAATGGTTGAACGACCCCGACAACCGGGTGTTTCGGACGCGCGAAGGAACGGTGTAAATGCCGATCACGACTTACAGCGAATTGCAGTCGGCCATTGCGGATTGGTTGTTGCGGGATGACCTCACCTCGGTCATCCCTTCGTTTATTGATCTCGCTGAGGCAAAGTTCAATCGCCGTATTCGCGACTATCGCATGGTGAAGCGGGCGACAGCAGACGTAAGTGAGGGTTATTTTGCCGTTCCGGGTTCTTGGTTACAGAACATTCGGATGCAACTAAACACAACCCCAATAACGACGCTTGAATTTGTAACCGCAGACCAGATCGCTGAGGAGCGGGTGGCGTTTAGTGGGCCGGGGCGACCAAAGTTTTTCAGCATGGTTGCTGGAGAGTTTCAGGTCATACCTACGCCAGACGCCACTTATGAGGCAGAGTTGACGTATTATAGCAAAATCCCTGCCCTCAGTGATTCCAACACGTCAAACTGGCTCTTGGACACTTCGCCTGACATTTACCTGTATGGCGCACTGATGGAAGCTGCCCCGTATTTGGACGACGACGCGCGTGTCCAAACTTGGGGCGGCCTTTTGGAACAATCGCTTGAAGCGATTAAAATTGAAAACGACCGCTCACGAATTGGGTCGTCGTCAATCCGTATGCGCGGAAAACCTATGGCGTAGGAGAAGACCAAAATGGCAATCACCACGGCGATGTGTTCAAGTTTCAAACAAGAACTCCTTGAGGGTGTTCACGACTTCACTTCACACACGTTCAAAATGGCGCTTTACACAAGTTCCGCCACCCTTGGCGCGGCGACGACCGCGTATAGCGCGACCAACGAGGTCAGCGGAACGGGATACACCGCTGGTGGCCAGGCTCTGGATAATCCCACGGTGACACTCAGCGGCACCACGGCGTTCGTTGACTTTGACGACGAGACTTGGGCTGCCGCAACGATAACAGCGCGCGGCGCACTGATCTACAACGACACGGCTGCGGGCGATCCCGCCGTTGCGGTGTTCGACTTCGGCTCGGACAAAATCTCGACGGCAGGTGACTTTGTTGTGCAATTCCCAACGGCAGACGCCTCGAACGCCATCGTCCGTATTGAATAAGGGGCAGACATGGCCGTTCTCGCTAATCGGGCCAAAGAAACTGTAAGCAGCACCGGGACAGGCACCCTCAACTTGGGCGGTGCCGCCACTGGATATCAGTCTTTTGCGGATGCTGGCGTTTCGAATGGCAACACAGTCGCGTACGTAATAGAAGATGGTTCTTCTTGGGAGATAGGCACAGGAACATACACAACAGGGACGCCTAACACCTTGTCGCGCACGCTTGGAGAAAGCAGCACAGGCTCTCTGATCAGCGTCACAACTGACGCCATCGTGTTCATCACGGCGAGGGTTGAGGACATTCAACAGCCGCCTTCCGAGGGCGCTTTTGTTGATGGTGACAAGACCAAGCTGGACGGCATCGAGGCCGGAGCCGATGTAACCGACACAACCAACGTGACGGCTGCTGGCGCGCTGATGGACAGCGAATTGACGGACCTTGCGGGCGTTAAGGCGCTGGACACTTCTGCGCTAGCTACTCTCACTGGCACTCAAACGCTGACAAACAAGACGCTCACATCGCCGATTATTAACGTAACCAACGATGCAACCGGCGACATTTATTATCGCACAGCAGGCGGGGCATTTGCGCGTCTGCCTGTTGGAACAGACGGTCAGGTTCTAACACTGGCTTCAGGTCTGCCTTCATGGGCTGCGGCAAGTGGTGGAAGTACGCTTGGGACGCCGCAGTATGGGGCTTGGTCTTCTTATGGTCAATGGAGTGATGCTAGCTCTATGGCTACTGTCCTAAGCGCAGGTCACGCCGCTCCTTCAGATGGGGTCATCACTGCTATCGAATGGTCTTCAAGTACAGGCGGTCCAAATGACGCCCAGTACGAAACCATGAGGACCAGAGTTGAATACAGGAGTGTCACCTAATGCCTGCACGCGATATTTACTTTTTGTTTAACAACGAGGATGGCAGTTACAACAGCCACAGCAATGAGCCTCATCCGGCTTTCATGAAAAAGGGTAATATCACAGAACGCTTGTTGTCGGTGGACATTAAATTGTTTTCTGACATTACTTTGACTTTTTACGACGAAGTGTCTAGCAAGCTGGTCGATGCCTCGTCGCTTATGCAGAAACTAGATGGCACCGAAGCAGGCATGGAGGCAATTGAGAAACTTCTTGCCGAAGCTCTTGAAGACCCGACCGTTGAACTGGACGCAACCGGAGAGAAAATCGCTCAACGCAACTTGTTGATTGATCTGGCGAAGAGGTTTCTTCCAGCCGACCGCGTACAAACAATTATCGCTGATGGGCGAATTGATGTAACCGAGGCATCTGAAATCAAAGCGGCTATAGAGGCAAGCAGAGCATGATTAACTATGGCGCGCCAGACAAAGAGACTGTTTCCATTTTGGGAAATGTCATCAACGATACCAAGGAGCGGTGGTTAGATTTTCCTGTCGGCCCAGATGTGAGTGAAAAAACTTTTTTTGCCCAGCCGGTGCCTAAGGTAGAGGTCTATAAGAAGAGCGCAGGACAGCCCTCGCTGCTTGTGACCCCGCTAGATTTTGTTCGGCAGATGCCTCGATTGAAGGAAGTCGCCGAGCGCATCGGCGCAAAAGAAGTCAAGAACCACTGCGCCTACATGCCCCGCACAATGATGCCGTGGCACACAAACCGCGATGAGCCGGGTCAGCGTACTTATCTTACTCTGACAACAGGGCGGGCGCTGTTTCGCTGGATGGACAACGAAGGGGTTCTTCACACTGAAGAAGATGTAATTAACGGCTGGACGATGCGCAGCTTTGAAGTCAGCCAAGATTACCCAATGTGGCACAGCATCTGGACCGAGAAAACAAGGTTTAGCTTTGGCTTCCTCTTGTGAGATAGAAGAACGCTGGCGGCTACGTCGTCAGCGAACGCCTTTCAAATATGCAGTTTTGGGTTTGATCCGGCGCTTCCTTGACAGCGGTGGCAACAGCGACGATTTTGTTCATCTTGATGAGGTTCGAGGCCCGACCGATCAGCGGATCATCTGGACTGAAGGCAACCCAATACCGCACTGGTTCATGTTAAGTCGGGGCGGTTTACACATTACTCATTTTACAGAACGTGCGCCGTGGGCAGGCTTTGTTGCCGACCCTTCGGTGCGCCAGCGGCTTCCTGAGACGCCGGTTAAGTGGCCGGACACCGGCTTTGGTAGCTACCCTTGCAGCGGGCAACCTTACGTTTTGGCGCTAGACGGCGCGCAGGTTCCCGGCAATATGCGAGTCGTCAGGCGACCACACCCGATGAGGGGTAACTGCCCGTGGACCCTGCGTAGCATGCTCAAGGGCGCATCAGTCGTGCATACAGACAACCCTCATAGCGGGCTAATCCTCACCGCTCGGATGATGGGGAAGCCTGTTGTTGCGCCGCGCGGGGGTCTGTTCGGGCCTTTGCTTGATAACCAGACGCATGAGGAAGTTGACAAATGTTTGGCGTGGCTTGAGGCGGTGTCGGTAAACGTGCTATCTTGCAACTTACGCGAACAGATTGAGGCGCATACGAAGAGGGTTGCTGCGTGATTATCACAAAGATGCCGCAACGCGACTACGATGAGGGGCTTGATCTGTGGAAGATTGGCAAGCTGGACAGTAGTGGGCGGTCAGATGTTCCGTTAACTTTGGACAGTGGAACGTTGTACGGAAAACTGGCCAATGTTCTTTCCCTCGCCATGCCTATTTTTGAGGCTGGTCTTCTTGAGCATTATTCCAGGTTGCCTGCCGTGGCTGGGATGAGGGCGCTTTTTAGTTCACAACCGGCTAGCGAAAGTCCCACCAAAACTCGCGGACGGCATTTGGACAACGGCAAAAAAGTTTTAATTGGGCTATGGTATTTTGCTGATCCTGATGACACAGCGGGGGGCGACCTGATCGTAAAGGGCATGACCGTGCCTTATGCTCCAAACACAATGGTGATATTTCCCAACACTCCCGATGCGTGGCATGAGGTAACGCCGCGAGGTCCGTCTAAACACGTACGGCGGTTTATAAACTTCTTTTTTGAAACCGACATTCCGCTGCACAACTATGCAAGAAACATGCTAGGGCGTGACCAGCCTAACGCAAAGGTTTTAATCAACCCGTATTACCGAATAGGTTAAGTTATGCTTGGCTTTCATCCCATTGCTGGAGCCCCCCTAGCCAGCCTCCCAGAGGACGCCGGGACAAGTGTAGCTGTCACTGGGGTCTCCGCAGCGGGCGCGGTAGGCACCGTTTCTGTTGCGGCTGACGCCAACGTCCCGCTTACGGGCGTCTCGGCCACCACAGCCCTTGGCACCGTTTCTGTTTCGACTGACGCCAACGTCCCGCTTACGGGCGTTCAGGCCACCACAGCCCTTGGCACCGTTTCTGTTTCGACTGACGTCAACGTCCCGCTTACGGGCGTTCAGGCGACTACAGCCCTTGGCACCGTTTCTGTTGCGGCTGACGTCAACGTCCCGCTTACGGGCGTCTCGGCCACCACAGCCCTTGGCACCGTTTCTGTTGCGGCTGACGCCAACCTGTCCATCACCGGCGTATCCACAACGGGCGCTTTGGGAACTCTTGCGGTCTCCGATGACGCCAACGTCTCTCTCACTGGCGTATCCGCAACGGGCGCTTTGGGAACTCTTGGGGTTTCGGGGGATTCCGTTCTAAATCTTACGGGCGTCTCTGCCGCAGGCGCTGTTGGAAATCTTAGTCCCTCAGACTCTGCGGGCATAAGCCTAACCGGCGTGGTTGCGCGTGCGGCTCTGGGCAGAATTACCGTCTGGGGTGTGTTGGATAAGCAGCCAGAGGTGTGGACTGAGAAAGGTGCTGCCAACGGTATATGGACCAACGTGCAAACCTCAACCCAAATATGGACTGAGGCAGCGTGATGGACATTCTAATTCAATTTTGGCCTATTGTTATAGGGTTCGTGGGTTTAGGCGTTTGGCTAGTCCGTCTTGAGGCGCGCGCAATGGACAACACCAAAGAGATCAAGCGGTTGTGGAATCAGCGCCGGGAGGATTTGGAAGCGTCCAAGGAAGCGCGCGATGACACGAACAAAATGCTCGCAGAAATAAGAGACGACATCAAAGCGCTGATTGCAAAGGTTGGGAATTGAGGCGTTAATGAGACAAATTTCGGAAATCATCATCCATTGCGCTGCGACTCGCCCGGAGTGGATGGCTGGGTCGAAGACCAGCCGCAAGGTTGCCGAGATCCGCAAGTGGCACAAGGATCGTGGCTGGAGAGACATAGGTTATCACGTCGTCATCGATCGGGACGGCACGGTCGCTGACGGCAGGCCGATCAGCCAGACGGGCGCGCATGTGAAGGGTCATAACACCGGGACGATTGGCGTTTGCCTGATCGGCGGCTATGGCGCGGCGGCAGATGACCGCTTTGAGGACCATTTCACGCCGGAGCAGGAGAAGGCGTTGATGGCCACGATTGGCAATCTCAAGGCTGCATATGGCAACCTGAAGGTCAGCGGCCATAACTTTTATACTAAAGCAAAAGCGTGTCCCGGCTTTGATGTTAGCAAGTGGCTGGCCGAGGACGTTCCTGACGACACGATCACACCGCCTGGAGCGCCTAATCCTCCCAACGATCCAGGTGGGCGGTCAGCGCGTAGCCTGCTCAATGCGCTGGCCGCACTATTCTCACTGTTCAGAAAGAGGAAGTGATATGAAGCCGTTCTGGAAATCGAAGACAATGTGGGTCAACGTCCTGACCGTTTTGACGATTAGCGGTGACGCTTTGCTTGGCACCCACCTGCTTGATCCGACTTATGCCGCTGTCGCGGTTGTCGGTCTGGCGGTCGTCAACGCTGTGCTGCGGATTGTCACCTCGACTGGCGTGACCCTGAAGTGAGCCTCTGGGCGGCTCTGAGCGGCGCTGTGGCGGCGATCCTCACCGTCGTGGGGGCGTACCTACACGGTCGAAAGATGGGCGCGCAGGCCGCCTCTGAGCGCGCCTTGAGGGATCAGGTCGAGACGCGGGAAAGGATTGACGATGCGACTATCGACAACGATTTGTCTCTTGCTGACCGTTTCCTTAACCACAGGCTGCGGAAGGACGCTGATAGGTAGCCGCGCGGCGCTCTGCGATGGGACCGCAGCGGCGACAGATGTTCTGGCGCAGACGGTGGTGGAGCGGCAACCGCATCCTGATGTTCGCATCGCGGCGGCAGAATTGATCGTCAAACTTGACGCTGGCTGCGGGCGATGAGGCGGTTCCTGCTGGCCATAGCGTTGACCGCAACTGCGGCCCTGTCGGCCAGCGAGGCTGTGGCCCAAGTGTCGGCGTGTGACAAGCAGGAGCGAATCGCCGACACCTTGCTCAAAATGTATGGCGAAAAGGTTCAGGGCGGCGGCTACGCACCCGCGCTCAAAGCGATTGTTATGCTGTTCGCCAATCTCGAAACCGGCTCGTGGACGCTCGTCATAACGAAGCCGGATAAGACGGCTTGCATCATGATGGGCGGGTCAAGCTATAAGAAAGCGCCTATTGGCCAACCAATTTGAGCGGTTGCCACCTGTAATTGCCTGTCTCGGAAAACAGGACACGCGGCTCTTCAGCGCCGTAGGCGTTTACCGGCGGCTGCGGGTCGATCCTGATCCAGCCCCACCCGTCTATCTCGACCGGCTCTACCGTCAGCCAGAGCGACTTGTATCGCCGCAGTTGGCCGGGTGGCCGACGCAGGACCACCCGCGCTTTTTCCGGATGACGACTGACGCTGACCAACGCCCAGCCTTCGGGCGCTATTCTCCCCCGCTCGGTTGCGATTTTCGCTGCGTTAGTCATGTTCACTCTCCTAAAAGCACACACTGCAAGTGCAATGGTCATCCCCGCCGCTTCTGCCGCGCCCGCTACCGGATACGCCGCTTGGGGAATGGGTGGCAAATGTTGACGTGAGCCTAACAGGGGCTTGCTGATGACCCTAATTTACTTAGCCCCTCTTGTGGAGTATTATAGCACCACAAGGAGATAAACCATGCCCAGTAGCACGACAAACTATAGTTGGAACCTCCCCACGGTCGGCGGCGACGAGGACGCGTGGGGTGGCTATCTGAACACGAACTGGTCGGGTCTCGACACGCTTCTGGGCGGGGTTGACGCGACTGAGTTCGCCATTCTCAACGGTGCGACGGTTACCACGGCTGAGTTGAATTTGCTCGACGGCGTGACGTGGACGCTGGCCGACTACAACACACTCACTTCGACGGCTGCTGAGTTGAACATTCTCGACGGCGCTACGGTTACAACTGCCGAGGTAAACATTCTCGACGGCGATACCGCAGCGACATCGACGACGCTGGCGGACGCAGATCGCCTTGTGACCAACGACGCCGGTACGATGGTGCAGGTCGCCATGACGGACGTGGCTTCGTACACTAACGCGGCTGCGTTTACGGAGTTGTCTATTGACGAAGACGACATGGCGTCTGACAGCGCAACGAAGCTACCGACACAGCAAAGCGTCAAGGCTTACGTCGATAACTTTGGGTCGCCGACGCTTTCGGAAGACGGGGCGGCAAACCTTCCGGGTGGGCTTCAAATTAGATGGGGGGTTGAGTCAAGCACAACCGATAACAACCAGTCTTTTTCTTTCGCGTCTGCTTTTTCAAACGCGTGTTTTATTGTTCAGGTTGAGTTTGAGAATAACAAAAAGAGCGCGAGCATTGAGGCGAAAAGCACCACCGGGTTTACCATAAACCGGGATAGCAGCATCGACGGGATTAATACGTTTAACTATTTCGCTATCGGGTGGTGAGGCGTCATGCCCTTAGTTCCCCTCCAAATTCCTCCGGGCTTCTTCCGCAACGGCACTGACCTTGAAGGCGCTGGGCGTTGGCGCGATGGCAGCTTGGTTCGCTGGCGTGAAGGCAGCTTGCGACCCGTCGGCGGGTGGCGCGAGCGGGTGGCCAGCATGTTCAGCGCAGCGCCTCGTGCTTTGCTCGGTTGGCAGGATAACGCCGGGTCGCGTTGGATTGCGGGTGGCACCTACAACGCGCTGAAGGTTGTAACGAGCGGTGGGGTTGTCTCCGACATCACGCCTGCTGGTCTTACAGCGGGTCTGGAAGACGCTGCGGTGAACACAGGCTACGGCGGTGGGTTTTTCGGGTCTGGTAACTACGGCACCATCCGACCTGATACCGGGAATTTTTCCGAGGCAACAACATGGTCGCTCGACAGCTTCGGGCAGTATCTCGTTGCGTGTAGTGTCGCGGACGGAAAGCTATATGAGTGGCAGCTAAACACCGGGGTTGATGCCGCGCAGATCGCCAACTCGCCCACGGGCTGTATCGGCTTGGTCGTTACGGAAGAGCGCTTTTTGTTTGCGCTTGGCGCTGATAGCGATCCCCGAAAGATCGCGTGGTGTGACCAAGAGGACAACACTACTTGGACCGCAGCCGCAACGAACCAAGCTGGTAGCCAGACGCTACAGACCGCAGGTCAGATCATGTCGGGCGTCAGGGCTGACGGCCAGACTCTTGTGGTCACTGACATTGACGCGCACCGCGCGATCTACGTCGGCCCACCCTTTGTTTACCAATGGGAGCGCGTGGGGTCTTCTTGCGGTATTGTCGCGCGCAAAGCCATTGCCCCAACCGACGCTGGCGTGTTCTGGATGGGTCAGCGGGGGTTCTTCCGCTTTGATGGCCAGAACGTGCAGGAGTTGCCCTGCGAGGTTCACGACGCGGTGTTCAGCGACATCAACACTGCTCAGATCAGCAAGGCGTGGGCCACATCAAATGGTCAGCACGGCGAGGTGTGGTGGTTCTATTGCTCGTCGGGGTCAAACGAGATCGACAGCTATGCGGCCTACGACTACAAGCGCAACCACTGGCTAATCGGCAAGATGTCCCGCACGGCAGGTTTTGACCGTGGTGTGTTCCGTACACCGATCTACGCCGCCGCTGAGGGCGATCTATACGACCACGAAACTGGGTTCACCTACGGTGGGGCAGAGGTTTTCGCCGAAAGCGGGCCAGCGATGCTTGGGAATGGTGAACGCCTGCTGAACGCCCACAAGCTATATCCCGACGAGAAGACGCAGGGCGACGTGACGCTGACGTTCAAGACGCGCCTCTATCCCAACGCGCCTGAAAGCGAGTTCGGCCCATACACGATGTCCAACCCGACCAGTATTCGTTTCAGCGGTCGGCAGGCGCGTATGCGTGTCACTGGGGCCAGCCTCAGCGGATGGCGCTTTGGTATCCCGCGCATTGACACGACAGAGGCCGGAAGGCGATGAGCGCCCCACAGATACCGCAGCCGCGCGGTGACGATTGGCGCGCGTGGGGTGGTCAGCTTGTGCGCGCCCTGCTGCGCCAGCTTGTAACCCTCAACTTCAAGGGTGCCGACGACAACCCCTCCGAGAACGGCATCATCCTATGGGATGACGTGAACGGCTACCCCGTGGTTTCCAAGAACAACGAGTGGCGTCAGATCGTTCTTGAGGATGGTCACTACGAGGGCAACATCGCGTCTGACGTGACAGCGGCTGTGGTTGATACGGCATACGCGCTGACCTTCACCGCGTCTTTTTCTGATGGCATCGCCAACGGCACCCCGGCGTCACGCATCGTGTTTGAAGAGGGTGGGGATTATATGGTCTCGTTCTCGGCGCAGATTAGTTCTACGTCCAGTAGCACTGTGGCGTTTCGGTTTTGGCCACGCATCAACGGCAGTGATGTTGCTGGCAGCACGATAGTTGCCAACTTGCACCAGAACGACGCCACGATAGTTGTGGCCCGCACAGCGAGTTTTGTTGTGTCCGCTGATGATTACCTTGAGGCCATGTGGGCCGTTGACAGCACCAGTGGCTTCCTTGAGGCGACGGGGGCTACGGCGTATGCTCCAGCCGCCCCTGCTGCCACCATCAGCATCACAAGGCTACATGCGTGACACCATAAGAATAATGGGGTATTATGACACCGCGAGTGCAGTTGATCGCGAAAGACCAGATCGACATGATTTGGGAATTTGCAGAACCTGTCTTAGCCCTGTCGCAGCGGCGCATCGCGCGAGACGTTGGGACCGAAGATATTTACGCGGCTCTACATGCTGGTGCGAACCAGCTTTGGGCCATCGTCGATGAGGACACGCTGAAAGCGGTCATAGTGACCGAGATTTTTCAGCACCCTCGCAGCCGTATCCTGAAAATTCTACACGTTGCGGGCAAGGACATGCCAGGGTGGTTGGAAACAGCACTAGATGTTCTGAAGAGGTTTGCGGCGGACATGGAGTGCATAAGGATTTCAGCAGACGCGCGACTTGGGTGGGCGAAACACGCCCCCAAGTGCGGATTCAAAGAGGCGCACCGCGTCTACGAGATGGAGATATAAAATGGGCAGTGGTAGCCAGACTACGACGACAAAGGCCGAGGTTCCGAAGTTCCTTGAGGACTATTACCGGGGGACGTTCTTCCCAGCGGCAGAGGGCGTCGCTGGCATGGAGTTCACCCCCTACGAGGGGCAGATGGTTGCCGACGTGTCGCCCCTGTCGATGGGCGCGCAGCAGTATTACCAGCAGATCGGTGACATCTCAGGGATGACACCCCAAGACTACGCCGCGATGAACGCAGCCAACTTGTCGGGCTATACCCAAAACGTCCTTGACCCTGCGCTAGCCCGCATGGCCCGCGAGCGTGAGGTTGCCCGCACTGGCGAGATGGCAGACATCACGCGCGCAGGTGCATTCGGCAATGAGCGGCGCGGTGTCTATGAAGCCGAGCGGCAAGCCCAATACGAGTTGGGCCGTGACGAGATGATCGCCAACTTGATGCGTCAGGGCTACAATGAGGCCCAAGCGGCCACGATGTCTCAACTGCAAATGGGGCAGGGGGCCGCTGGTCAGGCGGCAGCGGGGATGCAGCAGCTTGGGGGTCTACAGCAGACGACCCAGCAGGCCGCGCTGGAGGCGGCGTATAACGAGTTTATGCGCCAACAGCAGTTCCCGTTGCAGCAGCTTGGCGCGCTGGGGTCAGCGGCTGGTGTCGGCGCACCGCTGATTGGGCAAAGCAGCACCGAAACAAGCCGACCGGGATTTGCGCAAATCCTTGGCGGCTTTGGGGCTGCGGGACAGGGTCTTGGGGCTATGGGGTTTAAGCTTTCGGATCGACGCCTAAAGAAAAACATACAGCACCTCACGACCGAAAATGGTGTGCGTTATTATCGCTGGGATTGGAGCGATGAGGCAAAGCGGATCGGTGCTGACGACACGCCGCCGATGGGCGTCATTGCCCAAGAACTTATGGATACGCACCCGCACCTCGTGATGGAAGGTCCGCACGGGTATTTGCAGGTTGACTATTCAGGTCTTCAGATTGAGCAGGGGGGTGCCCCGGTTTGAGTGGTTATGAAGATATGGCCGCAGCGGCGGCAGGGCGACCAGTCGCGCTCGGGGCCCAAGGGCAACTGCCATCGGGTATTTCGATCGGCGACATGTACAGTAACCCGAGTCCAGAAGACCTGTTAACTCCGGCGCAGCGGGCCCTTGCAGAAGCGATGAATAACCAAGGCCCTTCGCGGCGGCTCGGGGCCCAAGGGCAACTGCCATCGGGTATTTCGATCGGCGACATGTACAGTAACCCGAGTCCAGAAGACCTGTTAACTCCGGCGCAGCGGGCCCTTGCAGAAGCGATGAATAACCAAGGCCCTTCGCGGCGGCTTGGGGCCCAAGGGCAACTGCCATCGGTGCTTGGGCGCGTAGGAGGAACAGACCCAATGGCTATGACCCCCGACCCACAACAGCCC